ACAGAAGACACCTCAATGAAACAACGCATCGGATTTTTCAGAAAGCTATCACAGTCATTTTTTCCGAATCACACTCCATCAGATAAGTCATATCGGCGGCTGTTTTATTACACAAGAAATTCCATAAAGCATTTGGATGATAGTGATTCAGAAACAACCACCTTTTCAGTAAGAGATATACGCTCGGATGCCCTGATGTTTATTAGACTAGCGGGCAAGGATATGGCCGCGCTGATTGGCGACCATGGATACTCATGCTCCCCGAAGACTTCATCGCTCATCGCTGCTTTCAGTGCAGACACGAGAAATAGCTAGACGTACTGTGTCCCGCCGGGGAGGTTCGGCGCCTCTCCGATGATCTGCTCTCCCTCAACCCAAGCTTTTTTGCCAGCTTCCACCAGCCCGCCCTTGAGCTTTACTTGTTGCCCGTCTCTACGGGTGGCCAGGCTGGTGCCGTCTGCATTCACGGTGTCGATGGTGACGGTGTAGCGCCCCGCCCGGGGCAGCAGGCGCTGGAAGCGCGCCCAAGGGTTAACAGTTGCCATTAGTAGTGATGCCTTTCGATTTTGACTGTCTGGGTGACACGGCCGGTACCGGGCTGCCCTACTGAAATGCTGACGCCCAATGCGTTGCCGCGCCAGGTGTTCGCGGGCTCGATGGTGTCCCGCAACTCTACCAGCATGGCGGGCTCGATCAGGCCGGGGCTTCCGCTGGTGGGCAGGACGGTCTCTATGGTGACAATTTCCTGGTTACCTCCGGCGGCGATGGATGCCAAGCCACGCTCCCTGCATTGCGACGATTCCACGTTCAGATCATCAAAAATGTCCGGCGCCGGTTTGTCGCCAGCAGTGCCCTGGCGCACCACGTCGATGGCCACCCCGTCGGTAATGCCGGAGACTAACACGGCGTTGTACTCGGGCTGGGGCTCCCAGTGGCTGGCATAGCTGGTGGTCATGGTGTTGGCGATGATGGCATCCACGGATTCGATCGGCAGGCTGGCATAGGCCCAAGGGCCGACCAGCTTGTAGCGGTGCTTTATGTGCAGAATGTCCTGCTCCCGATCCGGTACCACCACGGCGCCCTGGGCGGCGGCCAGCTCGGCGATCACTTCCATTGCCGTCTTGTTATCCCACCCCCAGGCGCCCGCCGGGATGATGTAGTCGGTGAGCCCCTGCTGCCGGCTGATCGTAAAGCCGGTGTACTGTAGTTGTTCGGTCATGACCTGGGTGGAGGTGGCCTGGCTGGTGATGCGACCGGTGCGCTTCGGTGCGTAGGGCGCGGCCAGCAGCTGCGGGCGGGATACCCCTTTGACGGTGTAGGCTTCCCGGGCAAACTTCCGGTTCAGGCTGTACCGCTCAACCACAAACCGCCATTGGTAGCCGTTGACGGTGGCGATCACTTCCGCCGGCCCTTGGGCGGTCGGGCGGATTTGATCCATGCTGGCGCGGTTCAGAATGGCGCAGCTCATCGTCCAGGCGAAGCTGTCGATATCCAGCTCGATGCTCAAATCCCGAAATTCCAGCGGGGTGCCGGTGGTCACTTCGATCAGGCTGCTGGCGTTCATTACGATGTACGTCCTTTTGATCTCTGGTTCTGGGGGCGGGTCGCCTGCCGGGGCGTCCGGTTCATTGGCGCTCGGGAACTCGATCTCGGTACCAATCCGGGGCTTTCTGTCCCAGGGGTGGACAGTGCGGCCGTCCAGGGCTTGCTTGAGCGACCAGCCGGGCAGGTTCGGCTGCGCGTCCACGCTCCGGGTCGGCGGCTTTACTTCCACGGCGATGGTCGCCGGTACCAACTCGAAATCGACCACGCCACCCCCCGGGGGCTGGTATGGCGAAACCTGCAGGTTCAATGTATCGCTTTGCATCAGATCCACTTCCTCCGGCGGCGGGGCCTGCCAGTTCAGAATGCTGTCGCTGGCGCGGTGCCGGTTTGTCTGGTTGTGGTCTGCCGGGTCGTTGAATCCCTGATCGGCTCGCTCATCCTTGGGGGCCTGAACGTCCCATGCCTGGGCGCCATAGCCCTCAAAATCGTCCCGGGTTGGCACTTTCCTCCAGAGGACTTGCTCTGCCCGCAAATCCAGGGGGATGCCGCTCAGGGCGCTGTAGGGGTTGGGCCGATTGTCCTTAGCGGGCACAAACTCCCAGCCAGCCCCGCAGGTCGGCAGGGGCAGGCTGCGCGCCTGATCGGTTCTGTGGTGCCTTCCGGTGCCGTCCATTGGCTTGCCCAGCTCATGGCCTTGCCGTCGGGTATCGCTAGCCCTGACGCTGGCCTGGGCGCTCAGGTAGCCCACCGAAACCGCCAGCGGTGGCTTGCGATAGACGAAACTGCCCGACTCGGCCAAGTCGAAGTCCAGCGCCGCCGGGTTGGTCGGCGGGCTGTAGTGGCTGCCGAGGTCCAGGACGACGGCGAGCGGGTCGGTTTCGGGGGTATAGGTCATTGGCATCTATACCCCTGAATTGTAAAAACTCTCGATTTCCGAGGCCGTTAGTGTTTGATCAAAAATACGGAGCCGCTCGAGGCGGCCAGGTATAGCGTTGGTATATATGTAATCCCAATAAGTTTCATCATTGGCGGTGCTTGATCTAATGGTATAAGGCCCGACTACACTAACCAAGCTTTGGTAGTTCCCGCCAGGAACAGGAATTGAATATTCGACCACACCGTTAATGTAAAGGTCACAATTTCCTGCATTGTCGAAATTCAAAGCGAAGAAAAATGGCTCAGCAGGTACAGCTAAGGAATTTCGTTGAACAATAGAGGAGGTACTACTCCTGATTTGCAAGGTGATTGCTTGGTTTTGGATAGAAAGCTGTATCAATCTCTGGCTTTCGGATCGATGCGCCAACAGAAAAAAGTCCCCGCTTACCGGCGGAATGTACGCCCAGCCCATATAGCAAAAGTTATTAGTATTGAAAGGGGCAGGAGTTAGATTTAAGCGGTCTTCGATACCATCGAAATATAGTGCGCTCCCGAATAGCCCAGGAACTTGTCTACAGCCTGTAAGTCTAAGGTCCCCATTTCCCATTTCGTCGATTAGAAAGCCACCAGAGGTATTATTCATCGTATAGAAGTGCAGGAGCCCAGGGTGAGGCTCTGGATCAGGGACCGCATCTATGACTGGCAATATTGGACCTTGCACCACTGGCCGATAGAATGGTCTCGCAATCATTGAGGCAGTGCCGTAGAGCTGGTCCGATTCAGTGTCCACTATCCACGAGGGTTCATCGCTTGGCAGAATGCCAGCGCTGGTGCACTCCCAGACATACCCATTCGGGGTGGTCGGGTGTACCCGCTCCCCAACCGCGACGCCCATATCCCCCGTAAAACCCTTTCCGTAGTCGTCGAAGGCCACCACAAAAATCTCGTTTCCGTATCCGGCCAGTAAATCGATGGTGTAATCGCCAGTATTTGGATCGCTAGTCGTGTGCCCAAGGGATTTGCTCATATTGAGCGTTTCGCCATCCAGGTCATGCACGGTCGGATTATATCCAAAGGCTCGCACGATTCGCTTTGCTGGAGTGCCGCCAATCTGGACGACTCCGGACACTTTGCTTGTTTGCACCATTAGTCAGCATCCCCTCGGTTCTGCGTGGCGAATTGATCGGTTTCTTCAACGGCCCGCCCCGCCACGATGGTGCGCGCCACCCAGAAAGGTGCCTGTCCGCCGTCGGTGTTGAAACGCAAGGTATTGCCACTTACCCAGCCGCTGCCCCAACCATCCTTTCGGATGGTGAAATACGGCGCGCCGGTGGCGGCGTTGGTGGGTGCTAGGTCGGCGCTGATGTTTCCGGTGGCCACGACGCCCACGGTTTCCCCGATCACCTGAAAGCTGGTGCTGCTGGTGAAATTGATCGCCCAACGTTCCTTGATCGCACCCTGGTTGGTCACTTCAATTGGGTAACTCACCAGGTTGTACTTCGCGGTAGTGCTATCGCCGATTAGGCCGTCAGACCAAGTACCGTCCCAAGCCTTCTGATGGAAGGCGTTGAAGGCTCGCGCCCGAAGGTCGCCGTAGAGCACTGCGGCGCTGGCGATGGTATCGCCGGCGGTGTAGTCCTGGGAAAGCGGAATGTTCAGGCTGATCTGCCCGCCGATCTGCACGTCGGTGGCCAGGCCCATATCCTCTACGCGGTTATAAACCTGCAGCGGCTCGGTCACGGCGTTGGCCTCGCTGTCCACCAGATTCAGCGGATCGGCAAAGGTCAGCGTGCCGGCGTCGGTGTCCAGGGTGTACTGGTCGGCGGCCAGCCGGTTGCCGTTAGCCCCTTCCACCCAAACCTCGGCTTGGTTCTGGCGACCAAAGGTGACGACCTGCCCCGGGGTGGCGGTCAAGACCTCCTGGCTTTGGGTATTGGAGACCACCACCACGTCGCCCAGATTGAACTGCGGCACGCGCCCGTCGCTCGGCAGGCGGGTGGCGTCCAGGCCAACCAAATCCGCATCCAGCGGCAGGAAGGTGTAGCTTACCGCGCTGTATCGAACAGTTGAGGGCACCACGGGCACGCTATTGGCCTGCAGATCGCTGGCCCACTCGATAGTTACCAGACCAGTCTGGGTGTCCACAAAACCGCTGACGATGTTGCCGCCGGTCAGATTGCCGCTGGTGTCGGCATTGATTGTGATTTGATTGCCCTCGATGTCGGTAGCGTTGACGATCAGACTGCCCTCGCGCAGCGGCGCCCCTGCAGTGCGGAAGATCGACCGATTAGCCGGTGCTTGCTCAAGTGTGGTCAGGCAGGCCAGTAAGGTGACGGGGGTGTTCGTCGGCGTATTGGCCGGGTAGTCCTCAAGCGTGACAAGGCCGGTGGCATAGTCGATGCTGCCCACGGCGGTACCAGTGTCGGTGATCGGCGACCAATCTCTGATGATCGCGCCGTCCTGGTCGCGGTACTGCGTCCCGTTGATCTCGAACAGCACGCTGTTGGGCACGATGTTTCGGCTGCTGGTCGGCGTCAGGTCGATGGTCAGACCAGGAATCGGGCGGGTGGTACTTCGGATCTGCACCGGATCGCCAGGATCTGTCCAACTGATTGAGGCAGTCGTGCCCGCGTAGGTTTCAACGGCGGTTTCGGTGCCATTTTCCCAGTAGCTGCCTGCTCCGATTCTGGATTTTTCATCATAAGTCTTGAACGTGTAGTTCTGTCGGGCGTTAAGAGTGACGGCTCCCGTGGCGTAATTGACGGAACCCAGAACCGGCCCGCCCTTCTCGCGCCGTAGGTTGCCGCCGCCATCGTCGGTTATGGTGACTTCCTCGCTGGCGTATTCGGTGCGATTCGACTTTCCTGAGCCGGCTTTGTACCGCCACTGCTTGGTAATCCGCTTTACAATCAGTCGGATCTCCACAGAGCCCTCGCGCATTGCGGTGGCGGGACTAAATGTTGTGTCGCTGCCGGAGCTGGTGTTGAGCGCGAACTGGTCAGTCAGCTTTGTCTGGCCCTGCCAGTCCTCGTAGTCGATGGTGTAATCACCATCGCTCGGGCTTGGCGCCGGATTCGGGTTGATAAATATCAGGCCGTTGGAATAGCTGACAGTTCCGGTACCGGCGCCGGTCAGGCTGCCCGCCCCATCGTCCGTCAGTGTGTACTGCTGACCGCCGGTGTTCCAGGTGATGACCACGCTACCCGGGGAAAGGTTGCGCTTAACCTGGGCGCTGGCGAAGTTGTAGGCGAGTGCGACGTTACCCATGATTTAGTCCTTAAACGGTTACGGTTTCACCGACTTCAAAGCGGATGGTCGGGGCATCTGGGATAGTGGCGCCGGCTTCAATAACGGTGCCCTGCTTTTCGCCCCAGGCGAGGATTATTTCGGTACCGGAATCAGGCAGAGCCGCCAGCGTGAAATTCACGGTACCGGTGGCGTAATCCACGGTTCCGGTGCCATCTCCGGTTAGCTCCCCGCCGCCCTCGTCGCGTAGCAGGTACCAGCTCCCCTGGGCGCGGAACTCAACGGTCAGGGTGGCCTCTGCGGCCTTTGGCTCGGTCTGGAACACCCACGTCAGACTCCGGGTCTGCTGATTCACTTCCAGGCTGGCCTGCTTGGTCTGCTGATTCACGACCGCCCCAGGCAGAAACGTCAGGGTGGTCGTTCGGCTGGTGCTGCCACCTGAGTAAAAGGCGCGTATCTCGCCGTTCACGTAGTCAACTACGCTGTTTTCTTCGTCCAGGTAGTTGCTGCCGCCGGTGTGAACCAAGCGCCCGCCGTTGTCCACATAGCTACCGTTGTTGCCGGAAATCTGCAGGGTGCCCGGCACGATGGCGCGGCCAGCGTGATAGATACCTTCCCCGTTCGGGCCAGTGGTCACGCCGCTGATATTGCTCACAGTGATGGTGTTGTTGCTGGCCGGCCGGATGATTGCCGCCAGTGCACCGGCAGCCTGGTCGGTGATGGCATTCTCGGATTGCGCGCTTGGAACCAATGGGGCGTATACATTCTCAACGGTGATGATCCGGTCGCCCACGGCAGCCGGGGCCGCCAGTGGTGAGGCACCATAGTACTTGGCAGCGTCGGCGACCTGCGTTTTTAGGATCTTCATTTCGCTGTTCAGGTTGCCGGTGGGGTGCGGATCGCTACCCTGGAAGTCGTAGGCCAGCGGCTGAGCCAGCTCTATCACGTAGGTTTTCAACTGGAAGTTGTAGAACCCGTAACTACCCCGATCAATGGTGAAGGTTTGTCTCTCGATATCAACGCCGGTGATGCGGATATACTGCTGATCCCCGCTCTCGTCGTTGAGCACGAATATCTGGCCGGGCTCCGGATCTTTTTGGTTGTTCGTGAAGGCTAGCGCCTGGACGGCCCGCTGCCCCTTCAGCTGACGCCCCCACAGCCAAAAAGGTGCCTCGGTACTGGCCACCACGTAG